GGCAGAATGACTGTTTCTGCGGTGTCAATAATTTGATTTAGGTAAGTATCATCATATAAAGCAGACGACACACCAAGCACAGATCTCAACTGTGTAGCTGTAATTATGCTTGGCATGTCATCTCCTTACTCCCATATTCGACTGCCTGAGATCGGGAGCAACCTCAGGCATGATTTATCAGGTTAGGTTGTAGCGACGAACTCCACCGGCAACAAGAACGCCAGTTGCTAGATAACCATAAAGCATAGTTTCGATCTCACCGCTGATTACAACATTTGTTGAAAGTTGTAATGTTGGTGTCTCGTAAATTGCAACAGCTGATGGCACAACAATAAATGCTGACTCATCGATAGTTGTTGAAACTGCTTTGTTAGAAACATATAGATCCAAGCCCATAACATTGCCACGAAGGCTTTGTGATGATGCTGAACCTGCTGCATTTTGTGGTTGTGAAGCTGAGAAAATTGGGCGACCAGTTGTATCTTGTGCGCCAATTAATAGACCCCATTGTGATGTTCCAGCAATGTAGCGTGTAGCAAGTTCGCCAGTTGCAAGGTAAGCAGCTGGTGCTTCGGTCTTAACATAGGCAACAAGTCCATCAACAGATGCTGCTTGTGCACTTGCTTGTGTTCCACCAGCAGTTAAAGCTGCAATAACGGCAGCCTCAGTTGCACCTGCATAGGATCGACGCATGTTTTCAAGCATTGCCTCAAAAAAGCTCGGATCTGCTCTATCAATGAGCTCGACAGAATAGCGTTGTAATCCAGCATATTTTTTAACTGTTAAATCAACATAAGATGAAACAATTCCTGTTTCAGATGGTGCGCCACCTTCAGCTGTTTCTGCAACTCTCGAAGTTGTGGTAATCTTTGGAACGCTTACCTGCATGCCTGCGTTTGGCAGTCTGCGTGTTCCAATTGCATCAATAGCAGCTCGAGATCCGATAGATGTATCAACTACAGTTGAAACATATTGAATTGGCTTAAATGCTGGGTTAGTTGTGAAACTATCATCTGCAAAAGTTAAAACTTTCTTTGCATCATCTTTTGCTAATGCGACATATTGAGCACTCTCATTGTTGCCCAATGTTGCCTTGATTGAATGCTCTAAGAAACGAGCTTGTGAATTGATTGGTGAGCGTGGCTTTGTATAAGCAACTGGTTGTGCTGCTTGTATTGCCACAGGCTCAGATTTTGCAGCTTCTACCGCTTCGGTGGCGATAGGAGCTTCTGAGTTAGTGTCAGACACTTTGTCCTCCTGTTTTGTTTGATCCTCAGCGGTTGCTTCGGAATTCTCTGGTGTTTCACTTGCTGCAACATCTGCAACTCTTGCGCTGTCAATTGCTGGATCAGAAACTAGGCTGACCTCAACTAATTTGGATGCTTTAACACGCATTACTCCCTTGCTTGCATCCCAGTCATCTACGACAACGCCAACGCTGAAACCATCACGCAATCCTTCAGCTGCTTCAAGCAGACTGTCATCTCCGGCAATAGTTCCTGCAATTTTGAATGTCGCTTCGATGCCTTTGTCATCAGCAGTTATGTCAATTAACTTGCCAATTGGTCGTGTCCGGTCATGTTCTAATAACAATTTGACTGGTTTTGAAAAATCAATACTGCCGGGCTCAAATAATGTTGCACCAGCACTTGTTATTCCCTTTTCATTCCAACTTACAATTGTGCCAGATATTGTGCGCTTGCGATTATCGGCTGCGGTTAATGTTATTGGAAAATTGATTTTTAATGATTTAGTCATCGAATCAAGTCCTCTTCCTCTTGAATTTGCTCAACGCTCATTGCGCCAATGCGGTTTAGGATTTCATAAACTTGCGCTCGTTCTAAAGCAGATCCACGCAAGAAATCGTCTAAATCAAATCTGACCTCAACACCATTTGGCACAAAGTCAGCCATTGATAATCTTTGTTCAATTGCAGTTAAAATTGGTCGTAATGAAAAGTCAATAAGTGCTTTTCTTTCAGCAGTCATGTTTGAATAAGTCATTGATGTAGTTTCTGCTGATACAAAACTTGCTGGAATGCCTGTTGCTCTGGCGCATTCTAGAGCAAGATACTGACGAGCTTCATTGAGCTGTAATTTAGCCGGATCAAAACCTAATGCTTGTAATTCAACATCTGCATTCAAAAATGCTGTTGATCTTGTTGCTCTTGATGCTTTCCAACTTTCAAGCAATTTTGTAATTCGCTCTGGTGTTAAATTTGTGCCATTTGATTTAAGCACCATTGTTGGAACTGGCTCTTTTGCATAAAGTTCAGCAGCTGCTTCCAATGCTTGTGCCGCTTTAATTGTGCGACCAGCACGATTTAATAAACCTTCATCTAAACCATTAAATACAACAACGCTTCCAAAACCAAATGCCGGTGCTTCTTGTCCATCAATTCTGTAATAAAGAATTTCGGTTTGATTTGCGTTTAATTGATATGTAATTCTATCTGGCGACAATCTTGTCCATGCTCTTACTCTTGCGCCATCACTATCGGAATAACTATCTAATACTTGACCATAAGCAACTCCATGAAATAATAAATCCTCAGCAATCCATGCGTATATTGCAGATCCGGGAATTCTTGTATCTGGTTGCATTAAAACTCTTGCTGGTCTTAAATGCTCTTTTGTAAAATGATTGTAAGTTTCAACTGGCAATGATCCAACAGTTGAACAAATTATGTTTCTTGCACGAGCCAATGCTGGAACAGACATTGCTTGCTCGCGAGTTGCAGTTTGTGTTCCATAAAATATGCCACCAACAGCTGCTTGCAAATTGTATGGTGCATAAGACGCAGCAACATCAACGCTTGGGGCAATTGTGGTATTTGTCAAAAATCTATCGAATAATCCCATTAGTACATAATATACCACAATATGCTAATTATCCGATTTGTATATCAACCTCGGTTTCAGGTTGTGTCGCAAAATATGTTGCAAGTGCTGAAGCGACAGCTGCACAAACTGCCACTCTGCTTGCACGCCTTCCAATAACCCAACTGCCATCCCCAAACGGCAATTTGGCTGCTGAAAGTGTTTGTTGGGTCAGTTCATCCTGCCCACCATGTTGCAACCTGTGGCTATTGATCGCCCCAAGCCATCGATCACAACTTTCCGCATAGATTGCGCCATCCATGTCGGTTATGGGTATTCCAGCCGGAACTAGCCGACTTGCAACAGCTTGTGCAGTCCGTTTGGAGTACGCCACAGTTTGTGTATTGTATTTTCTTACATAAGGTGCAATATCGTTTGCAATTGCTAAATCATTTAAGCTGTAATCATTTGACCAAGTGTGCAATAAAACTAAATTAAATCTTTCACCCGATAGTTTTTGAGTTGCAACCAATGCGCCAAATTTTCTATCAGGCGATAAATCTAAACCAAGCCAAGTAGGTTGCTCAGGATCTAATGGTATTGGTTCGGTCTGACACAATGCCCATTTTTGTGCATCAATCGCTGAATTGATTGTGTCCACCCATTGCGCCAAAACCTCTGTGCGCACAATATCTGGCGGATCATTAATAACTGCTTTTAAGTTATCTGGGTGAATTGTAATTCCTAATGATGGATTGGCTTGAGCGAATGCACTCCAATTAATCTCGCCTGACGGAAGCAAGATCGGAGCATCAGGTTCTGCACTCCACTCAAACCAACCTATCGGATCGTTGGTTGTAGCTGAAGCCAACGCCCTCTCACGCAATTTGTTTAGGATTACGGAATGCTGATCTCCTGCTGATGAATAAACCCATACCTGCGGATTCTTAGCAGCCATCATGGAATATCGCATTGATGACCAAGCATCCTCATCCTTATATTCACGCAACTCATCAAGATGAATTGTTTCAGGCTTTGATAAACCTCTAGCTGCATTATTTGCAGCTTTTACAACAAACCGCCTATTGCCAAACAATTCAATTTCCTCAGCACCATGTTGCCAACGGATTTTCTTTACTTCCTTTTCCAACTTTGGATGAGTTTCAATCAAAGCCACAATCTGTCTAAAGGTTTCAAGTGAGGTTGTAAGTCTATGAGCTGATGCAAGTTGTAATCCCTCACCCCACACAAACATGCCGGTCAAGATCCGAAGCATCATTAAAGTTGATTTGCCTTGCTGCCTAGCCATGATTAAACCAAGTTCAGAATGAGCCCACCGCCCATCCTCACGCACTTTATGACCATGAATGCAAACAAAGCGTTGCCATTCCATCAAGTTGATGCCAAGTTCGGTAGCAAAGTCAATCATCTCTTGACCTTTTGATGGTAAATCATTGAGTTTTGAGTGAATTCGTGGAGTTTGCACACCTCCTAATCCCGAATAGGTCGGATCACTTAGGATCTCTCCCGTTTGTAAATTAATCAAAGCGATCCAGTCTGGTCGTGAGCGATCGAGGTGTTTTGTGGGTTAGAAAAGGAACGGGGGGTCGGTGGTGTCGGTGCGCTCACAAAAAACCGCCCACCTTTAGATAAATTACATCTACGACAAGATGCAACTAAATTATCATCGCTATCATTGCCACCTAATCGTCTTGGTATTACATGATCAACTGTTGTAGCTTCTTGATTGCAGTATTGGCAGATGAATTGATCGCGCCTTAACACACGACTGCGTATCTGTCGCCACCGATGAGTTGAACCGGTAGATCGTAAGGCTGACTTACTCATCAGTAATATCCTTTAAGGTTATGAAACTGTAATGCTTTACATGGTGTTCCATGCCTATGCTTAATATAGCGTAAGCCTATGTCTATTTGCTTAAACGGATTACGCTCTTTCATACCTAAAATTTGTGGTATTCCAAATGCTGATGACCTTGCATTTTTAGCTGTTGGCAACCATCTGCTTTCCTTTTGCCACAGCTCTTCAACACAATAATACTGATCAACATTGTTTAATTCGATGAATGCATATTGTTTGTAATGCTGTGTTTTGTATTGACCATAAGCAACGGAATAATCTTTTGAAAAGCAAATGCTAAATGCAATTAGCAATAGGATCGCCCAAACTCTGCGCCTTCCGAGCCTGCCTGTCGTTGGCTCAGCTTTTCGATTTAAGATCGAACGCTTTCTGTTCATGTTATCATATCCTTCCAAATCAATTAACATAACCGCAGGTCAGACGGCAAGTCACAATGCGTATATCATCGGTCTCTAACCAAGTCTCGGCATAACCAGCATCCATCATTTACCACCCCATCCAGTTCCTTTGAACACAACTGCCGGTGCTGAAAACACTCGGTTCATTGAGATTAGGCATTTAGGACATTGCATTACAGGAACATCATCATCAAATGAATTGTGTGTTGATGCAAATGTGCCGCACTCGCCACAGCTGTATTCATAGGTCGGCATTATTTACTCATTACTAGCGCACAAGTATGACATGGCAAATTCTTAAATTGCCAAGATCCACATTGATTACACCGGCTAATTGTGGCATCTGGAACAGATAACGCTTCAGCTATATTTTTAATGCCCACACAGCCACAATCCATGCATTGATAAGCCTTAAAACCTTCCGGCGTATCTAACTGCTCAAGCCATAGAAACTCAGTCTTGCGACTGCAACCATTACACTTAAATAATGTCATTTTATGGTATCTTACCTATTGCCTGCAATGGCAAATAGCACATACCAAATACTGACCATCATGTAATAATCTGTCGTCATTACAGCTTACACATCGATCAGTTGTCGGCTCTAGGACTACGCCTTGCTCGGTAAATCTTGCGCTTAGTCCTGAGCCATCAATCATTATCATTTCGCCCATTTAATCCTCCTCTCTAAAAAACCAACTGCCATTAGCAGCTGTTACTGCCCACTTAGCATTGCATTGCTCACCTTTAGGTGCGCTGCAAACATATCCATAATATGGCTTACCAGTTTTGGCAGTTCCTTCTTTTAATATCATCAAGCCATGAATGCATTCTTGTTGTTTAGGTTTGGTTTGTAATGCTTCGGCAACATCACCAATTGACCAAGTTGTCGGTTCGCTTGTTGGCTTAACATCATCTGCAAATGACTTTCTGAGTGCCATTTCAATAACCTGCGAATTGCCACTTTTGCCATAAATGTTTTTAATCGGTGCATCATCAACCTTTCTCATGTCATCTTTAGTAGCTGTTTTGTCAGATCCTTTAAGTAAAATGATTGCTCTACCCAATGCGCTTGTGGCTGTATCCTCAACATAAAACTTTTTCATATTTTGGATGTATGTATCGCGTGAGCCAAATGCAATGTTGCTAACTGCCGGTGATTGGTCATTGCTATCTCGCCACAATGTTGCTTGCACTAGAATGTAGCCTTTGTCTGGGTCTGCACTAATTACAGATATGTCCGATCTGCCATTAGGATAATTGGCAATAAACCACTTGTTAAGTGTTGCAACATCCTCATAATCGGTTAAGTTAAATGCCATCACTTACTCCAAACTCTGTGTCGTAGTTGTCATGCAGCTCTTGGTAGATGACTGCGTAACCAATAATGTCTTTAACACTATCTTTGTGATTTGGAGTTTCTGATAATCGGCTGACTTTGACAAGCAGTTGCATAAGGCTGACCTGCATTGGCGATATGTAACTTCCATAATAAGCTGACCACAACTCGCTGATCCGTTCGTGATTGCTTTGACTGCTTCCGTAAACAGATCCTCTGTTTGCAAGGATTGTGGCGCACTCATCTAACAGCTCAGTTCTGCTTGTCATAATCAAATACTGACTGATATTTTAATTTGCGGATTTTTTCATAATGTTCATTTGCTGCTCGCCAACCAGCTGATCGACCAGACCAGTAACCGCGATCAAAGGATTGAGCCATTATTTTTACTACCGCTGCCCAACCTATTACCAAGCCAAGCATGGCATATAGCCATAACCACATTGTTGTTGTTGCAATCATTTGCTTGCCCACTCTCTTAATTGCTGAGGCAATACAACAGGATTTCTGTCATCAACTATTGTATAGATTGCGCCTGACGGATGAATTGATGGTGCAGCTGCAACATAACCTCTCCATTTAATGTCAATGCCTGTTTCTAATTTGCCGGCAAATACATCGGATTGATTTGCTTGGTAGTAAAGATGGAAACCATCACCAGTTTTAACTGTGTAGGTTGGCTCAAATCGCTCATCAATGTTTCCGCCATTACGGAAATCAATGTCGAATACAACAATGCCGGATTGATAACAGGCAATGCCAATGTTTATGTCTTTATTATAATCGAACCAAAAATTGATTAGTTCGCTGTCAGTTGTAGCTGATAGATAAGCTCTTTGAACAAGGTCAAAGTGCGGATCTTTTTTGCGTGGCAATAATGGCAAAACAGCCCACCCACGCTCTGCATATTCTAAAGCAGCTTGTCGGCTGCCCATTGTTTGTAACTTCATGTCGCTCCCAACATATCCACAGTCCATCTGTGGTATGCATAAAGTATGACCTAAATCAAGGACATTGGAAGGATATTGGAGGTCTTTTGTATAACGAATTGGTAACGATTTAGGAGTATGTGCGCCTGTTGTATGTAAATGATCCATCTTGATTAACCGGTATCAGCTCTACTTGATGACCTTTTTTGCCAAATTGCATGACTACAAATCCCATATTCCAATCGGCTGAGTTATATTTTAGGTAACCGGCTAATCGCATATCCATAAGATGACCGGTTTCTATGCCCCAAATCGTTGAATAACGCCCGTTTAAGCCAGTTGTATGCCTAACTGCACCTTGCCTATGGCTATGCCCACAAACAACGCTCCCAGCCCACTTTTTGGCAAGATTTAAGGCAGTTATGCCGGCGTGTTTTGACATATTGCCTTCATCGCCATGTGCTAAGTAAAACCCACGCTCAAACTCATAAGCCTTGCGGTGGTATGTGATGCCCATACTAGCAAAATCCATAAACTTGTCATAAGCCAACTCAGGCAAACCTAGCAATGATGGTGCGCCTTTAAGCAATGTCGTGTATAAGCGATCCGTGTGGTTGCTGCGGATAATGTCGGTTGTGCCAAGATCGTAAAGGATCTCTTGAGCTAGTGATCGTTCCTCATCTAGCGTTTCTGCAAATTCTAATTTTGTGCCTTTTGCCCATCTTGATTGACTGCCCATATCCATTTCATCACCACAATTTAAGACAAAATCAAACTTCTCTCTTTTACGCATGGCAATTAAATTCTTTGTTGCTTTGTAATGATTTAGCGGAATTTGTAAATCTGGAACTACTAGATACCTGCGATTAGGTTTAGTCGTCATCCTCATCCGGATCAATGCGTGGAATTATCGCATCGGGTTGCGTGTTGGAAATCCAGTCAGGTAATGCGTTTGGTTCTTGCATAATCCAAAATGCCATTTCATTACTAAAACCTGCACGCTTCGCAGCTGTAAATGCTTCATGCAAAGTAATAAAATGTGTGTCCATTTTGGTTAGTTCACGAGTTTGGCGAACTACGCGACGATTGATCTTTTTGCGTTTGATAGGTTTTCGTGTGTTCGCCATAAGTAAATTATCGCTTACTGATTAAAACAAACAGATCATCAACACGCGCCTCTAATCTGTTTAATTGATCCTTCATGCTTGAGCCACCATTTGGCTTAAGTTCTTGCAAATAGGATTTAATAACCCAGCGCAGACCCACTAATATACTTGTTGCAATGGCGCATACGCCAACGGCTATACCAACCCATTCGTTCGGTGTCATTTTGCATTAACGCCATAATCATGCTCAGCTCCGGATGTTGGATCAATTGCTTTAGCAACAGGTGCAACCAACGCACCGAGTAATACTGCAAGCTCTGGTCGGATATCAGCAACAATTGCCAATGCAACAGTTATGCCACTTGCACCCACAGCTCTTAAATATGACTTGATTGCTGCTTTGTGTTTTTTAGATAGTTTCATTGTGCTCCTATGGTCGGGCAACAGCCATTACCAATGAGTAACTTCTGCGCTTTAGATATACGCCATCGCCATTGGATTGACTGCCGCTTTTGTCTGCTGATGTATTGCCTTCTATAACCTGTAAATACTTCAACGCTGTGTTGTTAAATTTAATTATGCCAACATGATCAGGCTCGGCATCTTTGTCAAATTGAAAAAATGCAATATCACCGGCTTTAGCTTGACCTACTGGCACAAGCTGATTTTTAAGCGCAAACCATTTAAGTCCGGCATCACAGCTTGCAAAACCTTTATTAGATTGTATTGATATTTTTGCGCCAAGTCCTGCTTTGTCAAAACACCATGATACAAACATGGCACACCACGCTTGATTGTTTAAGCCATACCATTTGCCATATTTGTTGTCATTGTTGGCAAATTCTGTTGTGCCTATTTCAGCTTTAGCAATCTCAACAACACTTGCCATAATTAATCAAGTAACAATTTTGCTTCATCGGCTGTGATGCCTAGTTTGTCTAGTAATGCTTGACGAGCAGTTGCTTTCGCTTCAATTTCTGCTAATTTTGCTTGATAATTTGCTTTGTCTATCTTATATTGAGTAAATTCGGCATCGTTCATTTCGCGGTCAATAAACTCGCCATCACCTTTATATATTCTTATTGTTGGTTTTGCCATTTTATCATACTCCGTAAATTAAAGCTGAACCTGATGTAAGATTTCCTGAATTTGTAAAAAATGTAACACTCGTTACTGCGGATGTTGAAGCAAAAATGCCCCAAGTTCCAGTGAAATTAACATTACTTGTTGTGGTAGCATTATTTCCAACTGATGCCCAATCCATTATTTTCCAACTAACTGTATTTGCATAATCATAAACATTTATGCGACCGTGTTGTTGGCTAACCGCATTGTCTTGTTGTTCAGCCACAATATGATAAGTATCAGTTGGTGGATTATTTGATACAGTAAAAGCCTTATATTCTTTATAAACACCTGAAGTATTTCCATTCATTCTCATTAACAGATACACATTATCAGTTGCAGGTAAAAAATTTCTTACGATGATTTGTAAATTTTTATATGATCCAGAAATTGTTGAACTGGTTACGCTTGCACCAGAAAATGATAAAGTTTCAAGTAAAGTCATACCGCCACTTGAAGGTGTAGCCCAACTTGGAACGCCACCTGAGACTGTAAGCACCTGTCCTGTGCTACCAATGCCAAGTCTGGTATTTACATTTGATGTAGATGAACGATAAGCAATATCGCCAAGAGTGGTTTGAGGATTTAAGTTTTTTGTTGTTGTATCAACAGATGTGCCAAGCGTGCGAATAGCTGATGCGCCATCCTTGACCAGCGCGGTGTCATCCGGTGTAGTCCAGCCGTAATTGGTAGTGGTTGCCATATTATCCTTTATCTCAGGCTACGATTGTAGCGTATTCCCATGTCAATGTTGGATCTATTGTTTGCCATGTTTCAACTATTGGTGTGGTGTTCCATCGCATCGCCACCTGACTAAACGCCACAGGCGACAAGTTGAGTGTAATAAACAATTCATTAAATCTAGTGCTCCATGACCAGCCTTCAACATATCCTGCAAACTCACCGCTTGAGATTTGAGTAGGTAGATTTTGAATGTTTAAAGGTTGCCCCATAAATACGCCAAGCAAATTATCTCTATCACTATTGTCAATTTCTGGGTTTGTGATCGGGAATGTTATGGATTGAAATACTGGTTGTGGGAAGGCACGCTGGGCAATATAACGATCTGCTACAGCTTGAGCATCTACAGCTGAGTGAAGACTGATTGAATGCTTTCGGCTTTGTAGCCATAAGTTGCAATTGAGGTTGCTGAGGTTGCAGTTTTCTGAGATCCGAAATTATTGCCATAGTTGATATAAACATCATTGCGGATATCACCTGATCGAGTAACTGTGCTTAGTCCTTGACCTAATGCATGTCGAGCATCAAGATCAACATAGCCATTGGTTAATAGGTAATTCTGGCGATGGTCTGCATCGGCATATCCAATATCACCATTATTCGTTTCATACAAATAACCAAATGCTGAATTGGCAATAATGCTTGCAATGTTGTAAATGGTATCTACCGATGCTGCTCTGTTTTCCATTGTATATAAGCCCGGAGTGTCAATTTCGCCAAGTCCTAGATTTAGCGCATTAGCCCATGTTTCAGTTGCATCGTATCCTGCCCAAGTTGTAGCTGCTGGCACATCATTCCAAGTGCCAAGCAATACGCTAGACAATAGGTCATAGATTTGGTTGCCATCTTCATCTTGTGAGATTGTGCCGGCATATAATTCTTTGGCTAACTTAACAAGTGATCCCATTGCAAGGATTGTGTATTCAACAACAGTTGCATTTGATCCAGTTGCGCCAACTGCAACTGTAATATCGGTTATGTCACCACCAAATAAATTAACATAAGCAGCTGAACTGTCTTTGACTTGTAGGCTTAAACTGTCGTTAATGTTAAATGGCAAGGTTTGACCAGACAAGGCAACAAAAGTAATTGACAAATAAGATGGATTTGGTTGTTGGTAAATATCATCGCGACCAGCTTGATGAGCAATATCGCTTATTGCTATGTCGGTGTAATCAACACCTGCAACTGTAAGTTTCCAATCAGGCGACCACGCGGTCATTATCCGGCTGCTGCCTTAATTGCTTGATAACTCAATGCTGGTGTTGATCGGGCTGCGCTATTGTTCAATGCTTTTGCCACAGCTCTTGCTGCACCTTCAGTATCTATTGCGCTGACATTTATCAAAATTTGTGGATTTGCTACAATTGCCTGTGTTTGTTTTTCTAATACTTTAAATTGTGCTTCTAATTCATTTAATTGTTTTTGCGCAGCAGATTTACTAATACCACCTGTTAAAGTTGCAAATGTTACATCGGTAATTTTGTCTTGAACTGCAACTAATTTGTTTGCTAAATCTGTTAGGCTAGTTGCTCCGGCTATTGTGCCAAGACCCGCACCACCACCGCCACCACCTGCACCACCACCACCTGCACCACCACCAGCTGCACCACCACCAGCTGCACCCATTGATGGTATGCCACTAAATCCACCACCACCGCCACCACCGCCACCACTGGATGTTGCACCAATTGGGCTAAGTTTGCCAATGTCTGCGCCAGTTTTAACAAGATTTATTCCATCAATAACTTTGTTTATTGCATCAATAATAAAATTTAATACTGGTGTAATTGCGCCCACTATTTTGCCAAAAGCATCAATAATTGCTGATGCTGCTTTAGCACCAACATCTAGTAAGAAACCAAATATCTTTTCAAGTATCGGAAACACAACAGTCTTAAGTAAATTTGCAAACTCAGCAAAATTTTCTCTGTTGCGGTCTATTGCATCTCTAACAACATGAAAAGCATCTTTGAATTTATTAACAATTGGTGTGCCATAATCTATTATAAAACCAATTAATTTTTCAATAACAGGCAATAATGCTACTCCGACAGCTTCTTTTGCTTCATTAAAAGCATTTTTTAATACGTCAATGCGACCTTGAAAAGTTTGTGCATTACGGGCAGCAGCACCGCCAAATAAATCAGATAATTTTGTTTGTATTTGTTCAAATGACAATGATGCCAATTCTGCTTTTGATAAGCCAAGTCCTAATCTGCCAAGTGATGTTGTGTTGCCATCTTGTGCCTTGCCTAGCGCATTTGCAACAGTTTCTAAATCTTTACCAGAGCCTTTACTTATATCTAAAGCAAGTGCTAATAATTCTTGTGCTTTGCCTGTGTCTTTTGTGCTTAAAGCCAATCGTTGTAATGCTGGTCTAAGTTCATCATCTGCAACACCGGTTGCAAGTGATGTCTTTGAAATCATGTCCTCAGTTGCTTTTATTTGTGCATCAGTAGCACCTGTGGCAGCGCGTAAAGCACTAGCCAATCTCAGTTGTGCAGCTTCATCCTCAATGGCTGCTTTAACACCATCAATGCCAAGTTTGACTGCGTATGCAGCAGCAGCAGCAGCTGCAACAGCAAATGCAGCAGCAGCTTTTTTGCCAAACTCTGACATCTTGCTTGAGTTTTGTTGAACAGCACTATCAGCATCGCCAAGTTTCTTTTTCAAGTCGTCAACATCGGCAAGGATTGATAACTTTAAGGTGCGACTATCGCCAGCCATTAGACCCATTCCTTAATGATGCGACTAAAAGCCTCTTGCCATTTGTTAATCAATTGAGGCTGAACTCGGCGAAGCGTTGGGTAGATAAACCAACCACGCGAACCTCTGCCTTGCCTTCCTGAATATGCAGGAAACTGTTTGAACTTATTAGATCCAAACTCAACACCACCCCATAAAGATTGCGTTGTAGCCCCACCTGAAAACTTCTGTCGTGCGAAACCATATCGGAACTCACCGATTTTGCTTGATTTACTAATGCTAACGCCATCCGCAACTCTCTGCGCAACCTTGCCTGATTTTGTTCGACCTCTAGCTGCTGTTTTAATTTCCTCAGATGCATAAGTCGCCAGAGCACTAGACTGAGTGCGAGCCTCTTCAGTCGCTTGCTCATCCATAAGTTTGAAGGCTTTGTAAAGATCGCGCAAATCTTGCTTGTTGTATGCAATTGTTTCATTTGCCATTCCTCGCCTCCAATACTTCTATTGCTGTTAATATGTCGTCTGCATCAACCCATTCGCTCATTGGTATTTTTGTTGCTAACGCTAACTCCACCAATAATCTGCTCAGGCTTCCTACTGCGTGACTTTTGGGGAAGCATCACCGACTATTACATCGGTAACAGTTTCCATCCATGCATCATAAGGTTTTACAGGCTTGCCACCTGCTTCGCGCTTGTGTGCGTGATATGCAAGAAACATTAAATCGGATATACCCATTTTGTCTTGAGCTTGTCCAATTGTGTTTCCGGTTTGCTTTTCCCATTTTGCCCACTCAGGCGGTTGGGCAATGTATGTTGCTTGCTCGCCTGAGCTGTATTCAATTGTAATTGGTAATTTCATTGTTTGCTCCCGTTTCTATTTTTTAGGTGAATGTTTCAGTTACTGCGCCACCTGTAACTAGGAATTGATAACTAACTGTTTGTGCATCCATTCCTGATCCACCAACTGTTGGGTAACTTGGCTTAATTGGAAATGAAAATGATGCGCCTGTTGCACTTACTAATGTAATTGTGATGTCTGTATCTGGTGCAGTATCACATGCAGTCCATAATGCTTCACAGACTGATGATGTCTTGCCCCAATCGGCTAACATTTCAAGTGCAAATGTAGCTGATACATTTGTGGTTTTGTAAGCCTCACCATCAAGTGTTTGATAGGTCTGTCGCTCTAAAACCTTTGTTAATACTGCGCTAGTCGCTTGTGCTTCGATGTCTGTTCCACCTGTGAAAGACAACGAAATATCGCGACCGGTGATTACTGTGGTTGCCATGATTTCTCCTTATGCGGTTTGTGTGTAGTAGGTAGAAACTCGAACATCTGCAATTAGCA